CGCTGCGTCAACTGTACGATAAGCAGAAGGACCAGCTGCGTTGGCGGTTGTCGGGGTTAGGTAAATGCGCAAGAGCTCTGGCCTACATTCGCGCCGGGGTTCCGGTTGACGGTAGGCGCATCGATGCACGGGCTCGGCTCACATTCGCCCTTGGCGATATCACTGAGGCGGTACTGGTGCATGCTCTCTGCGAGGCTCTGGAGAGCGACCCGACGTGGAGCCTTCGGAACGTTGGCGAGAATCAGTCGCCGGTCTGGCTGGACGTTGGCGAGGACTACAAACCAATTAAGGGCCACCCCGACGGAATCATCCTCAGGAACGGGACCCCGTGGGCTGTGCTGGAAATCAAGAGCACCTCCTCATATGGGTTCCAGCGTGCATCCAAGCTGTTGGCAGATGGCCGGTGCCCTTGGGACGAATCTGAGTCCTATTGGTATCAGGCACAGGCCTACATGGCAGCGTTGGACCTTGACCGGTCTGGCGTCCTGATGCTGTGCAAAGACTCGGGAGCAATCCAGTCGTTCTGGGTCTTCCGGGATCCGGACTTTCTGCCCCTGTTGCGGTTGCACTTGGACATGGCCAGCGCGCCACCGGAAGAGGTGCCACGGCTCCTTCCCAACGGGGTCGAGCTGGCGCCGCGGGTGGATATCTCGAAACGAGATGGAAAGTCCTTTAACAAAAAGCACGGTCTTTTGAGTTGGGTCTGCCGCTACTGCAGCCATTTCAATCCGTGCTGGGGAGACGACCTCGTGAAAGTGGTCCAGCGCGACTATCGAGGGGCTCCCGCGTCCATGCTCTATGTCGGTCGGCCCGACTTGGCCGAACGTGACTGAGCAGGAAAGCAGAGACCGAGTGTGGCGGGTTGTCATTCCTGGGCAGCCCGCCGCACAAGCCCGCCCGAGGTTCGCCAACGGTCGCGCGTACCGCGCTGGCAGGAGCGTTCAGTGGGAGACCGCAGCGTCGTTTGTAATGCTTGAAAGGTGGGAGGCTGAACTCCCCCCTGGCGCCAAAACACACGGCCCGGTGTCTGCTGAGATGACCTTCGTTTTCAAGCGTCCGGGACGGATTGTCTGGAAAACCAGACAAATGCCAAGGGCCCCACACGACCGAAAGCCAGACCTGGACAATTGCGTGAAGAGCCTGAACGACGGGATCCCACAAGCAATCGTCTCAGACGACTCGCGCATCACAAGAATTGTGGCCAGCAAGTGGTACGCTTCCGGCGACGAGACCCCGCACGTTGAACTTGTGCTCAGGTGGTCTGAGTCAGAGGAGACAGAGGATGCACAACGCAAGGTGGCTAAAGGGAAGAGCTGAGGCAGAGCTGCGCGCGGCTCGTATCGTCGAGCAGTACGAGGGGCCAGTCATGAGAATGGTCGCTCAGGCCGTTCGGGACCTCGCACCAGAGACCGCTGACATGGGTCAGGTTGAGGCTGACCTCAGGTTGGCCGGCCTGGTTGCTGAGAGACTAGACAACGCAATCTATATCCCAAACGAATTGGCTGAGGCGATTGATCGGCCAATATTCTTCTTTGTCGCACTGTCCGCCATCGGGGTGTGGAGAGGCCTACAGCGCAAGGAGAAGAACCGAGCCAATAGGATGGCACGGCTCGAGGCGCTTCTGGCTGACCACGGCCGTGATCTGTCCGCTCGTCGGCGGCGCGCAGTTGAGCGACGGGTCCGTCGCCTGAAGGACCTCATCGGAGAGACAGACTAATGCGCTTCGCTGTTGTCGTGGGTCATCGGAAGGACCGCCAGGGGGCCCGCGCGCTGTCCGGAGAACACGAGTGGGAGTGGAACATCCCCCTTGCTGCGAGGCTGTGCGCAGAGCTTGAGGCAGCTGGGGAAGAGGCCGACCTCCTCTTTCGGCCCAACAAGTCAAGCGGCGCAATGACCGAGCTGGTTGACCGAATCAACCACGACACCTATGACGCGGTGATCTCGCTGCATTTCAATGCCGGCGCCGGTGGCGCGGGTGGCCACCTAATGTTGCACTATCCCGGAAGCGTGAAGGGTGAGGCACTGGCACAAGCTTGCAGCGATGCCCACAACTCTGCCCTCCCAAGCATACGTGACCGCGGGCTATGGGCGACTAGTGTGAACGGCTCAGGGTATGAACTTTGGATTCTAACCCGCACAAATTGTCCGGCAACGATATGCGAGAGCCACTTTGGTGATTCACCGGACCACGAATACGTGACACCCCGGCGCGACAGGCTCGCGGTTGCGCTGGCTGAGCAATTGGTTGAGCTGGCCAACCGTGCCAAGAGTGGTGGACAATGGTAAAGGGGGGTGACGCCCCGAGGTAGTTCCATGACCGAGACCGAGATTGAGCAACTCGCCGACACCCTTATTCAGAGAAGCATGGAACGGGCCCGCACGCGCTGGAACGACCCGCAGTCTCTTGGTGCTATTGTTGGGATTGCTGTTGTGCTGGCGTCCACGGTTGGGGGCTACACCTCGACGCAGGAGCGGCTTGATGCCACCGTCACTATGGTTGGGGAGGTCCGCGATGATGTGAGGGCCCTGCGCGAAGAGGTCTCTGGCATTGATGCGCTAGAAGTCAGGGTCCAGCACTTGGAGCGCCAGCGCTAGAACGACAAAAGGCCCCGAAGGGCCTATTGCTGCTGTGGACGTCTGTCTAGAGGGTGGCGCTGTTGATTACATCGCAGGCGGCCTGCAGGTCGGCGGCGGGCTTCCAAAGGACAGGGCTCTCCCACTCTTCGTCGCACTCGTCATAAATCGCGACCGCGGCCTCTCCGTCGTCAGTCTGACCGGCGGGGAACCAGACGACCTCGTTGCCGGACTCGTCGATGTACGACATAGCCCAAAGGTTGCCACCAAGGCGGATGCGGTCGAAGGAGTCGGCAGTGGCTGGGGAGTTGTTGGCGGTGGTGGCTGCGTTGGTCATAGTCTCGACTCCGTTGGGGTGCGTCCGTCGCCCCCGTCTTTGTGAAACCAATATAGACAGCCCCCCTGTGTGTGTCCATACACAAAACCAAGATTGATGAAATAAAACCAACTGACCCCCCGGCCGGGGAGGGGGAGAGGGGGAGCCCGGCCGGAGGGGGGCACCGTTAGGCGCCCTGTCAGCTACGCCACGTCGCGCACTCTCAGCGCTACCGTCAAACGCCCTCCTGGCAAGTGCTCAACGCTTTGTATTACGGCGAGCCGGCGAGACCATCCAATCTCTGTGTCGGTGATAGTGACTTGGTCGCCTAACCTAAGCCACCCCCAAGACTGTTCAAGGTCATACGATACGAAGAAAGCGGGAAGGCCTAGTTCTTGAGAGCGCCAGCCGACGACCGCGCCAGCTGTGGAGGCCGAGTATATCAGGTCTGAAAACTGGGCCTCTATAACCCCCGGCCCATACCTAAGCCTGCCAGCCTGCAGAGCCCGGTGTACACCTCCTCCGTTGGCCTCGTCCTCCGATCGGGAGACTGCGGCCACCCGTTCCGCGTACAGATTGTGGTCCGCGTCGTAGGCGTATCTGATGGCCGATTCTGTGAGCAGTCTGGTTCTGTCCTCTGATTGAATGCGCCCGACCCGGAACACTCCCTGGAACCCCCTGGTCAGATTGGCAATCGGGCTCTCACCAAGGGGCCAGACATGCACACCAAGGCCTCTGGCCGTGCCATGTATAGAGACAGGCAGCAGCGGTAGCAGCTGAGCTGATATCCAGTCCCACGGCCTCAGATGCTCAGTCGGGTCGCACACGATTGACGTGTCTATCTGGTAGCTCTCGAGGAGCCTGGCAGCAACCTGCACAGAAACCACATCCCAAGGCGCAGTTGATTGACTGACCGCCCATTGCAGCACTTCGCCAGCGGTTCGTATGGCGCCGCCGCCCTCTCGAGTAAGCCCCGGGCCCTCTGTCCAGCTCGTGCGGTAGGTGTCGTTGGGCTGATAGGTGATGCCGCTGAAATGGTTGTGAACGTCTGCAATGGCAACAAGACGCCCCGTCCCATCTGCTACGTGTTCAACTGGACCCGTTGCGCTGGAACCGTTTTGGTGGACCGTTACTTGTGAGGCCTGCACAGCGTGGCCCGCAATGAGCAGGTACTTATTGCCAGAGTCCACCGCATAGGCTGGCACCGCTTGCACACTGGTTGAGTCACTAATCAATCCCGGCTGTCCAATAACAAGGGGGTAGCGTTCGCCGTTGGTTTTCTCGGCTGCGTCCGGCCATGTCGTTGAGTCAACGCGGGCGGTCTCAGGGCAGAGGTCGCCGGAGTCGTCCCATGGGTTGGCGTCAATGGCTAGCTCAACCGGCATCCCCTTGGGCCCATAGCTGTATTCACGGACGCGGCCAGAGAAGTACAGCAGCGACCGCCCTCCGAGAATGTGCCGGTATATCTGGACCGTGCATTGGTGCAAATCTTGCCGGTTTGCAACCAGTTCCGGGACGTCCAACCAGTGAGGTCGAACGGTCAGGGTGAGGCTTCTGCTGACTGGGGAAAGAGCGAATAGGTCTAAAGATTCGGCCCACGCAAAGTCGTCAACGCCGGGCCTCCAAGTCACCGTCTGCCCTGTTTCTGGGTCCGCTGCTTTGACCTGTTGGGGGGATAGGTAAACAACGCGTGACGCCCACTCAAGGCGCACTAGCCAAACAAGGTCTGCCGCTAGCAGCTCAACACGGTCCCACCATCGCTCGCTCATGGGGCTTCCCATCCACCAGGGATTTCAGACACAACAACCCGACTGGAGCGCTGAACTTCGTCCTTGCCCTCATAACCTTGGAACGGCTCAACCCCGGGGTTTGATGTCACACGTCCATAAATGATGAGCTGTCGATCGGTGATGACGTGGTCGCCGCTTCCTCTTTCGACCTTGCCAAGATACACAACGGGGCTGGCCGCCCCTCCGAGGCGCTGAGATACCAACGACTCAAGAGCCATGACGGCCTCACCCCGATTGGCCAC